AGTTCTTTGCCCACGGGGCCAAATCCTTCTAGGAAGCCATGGGCAGTATAGAAAAGTTTTTTAAGCCAATTTGGAACTTTGCCGGTTCTAACTATTTTTTCAGCAGCTCTGTTTATTTTTCTAAAGGTTTTTTCACCTGCTTTTAATCCGTACACTTGATCTATCGTATCTTCTATATGTGCACGTTCATCGTAGTTAATATCTTTTGCCTCTTTAGAATTACTTATAGTATTAGTAAACCCATTCATGTATTCTCTAAAAGTTTCACTATATGCGAATCTATTAGCCATTCTACTTTTTTGTTCTGCATTAAGTTTTAAACTGGTCCAAAAGTTTCTTAGCTTTCTTGCAATAGATTTAATAAAAGACTCTGCTAAGTTTGTAGCTTTGAGTAACTTACCCGCTTGTTCGTTGAATAAGAAAGAAGCAACTTTATCAGCGACCCACTCTTCAAACCCTGTTTCTGGGTCTTGCCATTGAGCTATTTCTGGGTTAGCTGCTTTTGCGGCTTCATATTCTTTCATAAGCATTTTTCGTAGCTTAGGATTAGAAAGACTCTTATCTATTTGTTCTCTAAAGAATGTGTGTCCTATCTCATGTCCTAAAGCTAAGATATAAAAACCTTGAGAATCTAAAGGAGCATTTGCCCCTATGCCTAAAATTATTACATCAAAATCAGTGTAAGGAACATTCACGCCTTTTATATTTTCATTATCAATAACCCGTTGTTGTTGTCTTTTTATACTTTCATTTAGTTTAGGGTCTCCTAAGTCTATGGTTTCTGTAGCACTAAAAACTTTTATGTCTTTTGATATACCCAAAACTTTCTTAGCCGCAGTAACTATAAAACCTACATTAAGCTCGAAGATATCTTTTATAACCGGAGAAAAAGTTATTCCGCCTTTCCCTGTGCTAGCAGCTTTGTATCTACCCCTCTTTAAATTTTCATTTAAGGGTTGTCTCTCATAAGCCTGCCTTTCAGCGTTCCAATAGTCTTCTGGAAGTTGTTCTTGAAATATAGGGTCTCCTTCTTGTCCACCTGTAGGGTCTGTAGTTTGAGGCCCTGCGTCTGCAGGATCAAACGTGCCTTCGTTTAAAAGTGTTTCTATGTCTCTTATATTTTGAGCGTCTCCTTGTTGTTCTCCTGTTTTTCCTTGTCTATCTTGAATTTGTTTTAGTCTTTGTCTAAGTTCATTTTGATTTCTTGGATTTAGACCAAGTTCTTTTCTAAGCCTGTCTTCAATGTTTAATATAAAATCTGGTTTGTTTTGTGTCTGCTCTATATTTTGTGCTCTCCCTTCTAAAAGTTGAGAAAGAGTAAAAGTATTACTTCCCTCTGTGTATACTATAGCTTCAGGGTCTCTAAGAGACTGTTCTGTTATATCTTCAAACTTAAACTGTAGTTTAAACTGCCCATCTAAATCAGTAAGTAAAGTGCCTTGAAAGTCAGCAAAAGCAGACGCTAGACTACTTAAATTACCACCCACCCCAGTGTCGCTTTGGAGTCCTGTTCTTCTTACTAAGTTTCTAAACTGGTTAACTATAAAGGGCATGTCTACTGCGACAGGGGGGCCTTCATTACCATCCTTATCTGTCTCTATTATTTGGAAACGGCTCTGCCTAGCATTTTTTCTTTTTTTAGCGTTTCTTATAATCCTAGCAATATCTCTTGCTATGTCAGAATAACTTTCCGCTTGGGCTGGTGTTACATCATAAGTACCTATTACATACCCCTCTTCAGTTTTTTCTATCTTATAGTTTTTAAGAGTCCCATCCTCATTACGTTCTTCAAACTTATTAGCTCTGTTTACAAAAGCTTTTAAAAGTATCCGTGAATATTCATCATTATTTATAGCATCATCAAATTCAGCTAAAAACTCCGGCTGTGTAAGACCCCTAGCTTCATTTATAAGCTCCTGGCTAGGCATTTGGTCATTTGCAAATTCAGGGTTTGGAGGAGTCCAAGCTCGGTTGTTTCTATTAAGTATTACAGGGTCGTCTGTTCTACGAGGGGGAGTTAACTCAAATACATCTCTGCCTTGTTCAAAAGGATCAACTTGATCCGCGGTTTCATCAAAATCAATATCATCATCACGCATCTCTCTGACTTCAGGGCCTACTCTAGCGGCTCTTTCTCTCAAATGCGTTTCTGCATCTACAATCTCGTAGGTGTAATTAGGGTTGTTATTAAATAACTCACGTGCGGCTTCTAGATGTGCGATGCCTTCTTCTGTGTCAGGACCTTTTGTTTGATGATAATGAACCGCGTTGCCCCTGGCATTTTTTACTTCGACTACATGCGTATCATCGAATGCTCTAGTACGACTGTAGTCTAAAGCTCTTGCAAGCTGTGCATCTAATAAGGCATTACTAAACTGATTGAGCTCCATAACATTAGCAAAGGATTCTAATTTTTGTTCGTTTGTACTAAACAGAACCCCGCCAGCGTTACCGGCCTCAGTTCTTATAGAAATATCGTATTGTTTTATTCTGTTGCCGAACCTATCTTGTAATTTTTGTCTTACCTTTTCAAACTCTGTTAAGCTGTTAACCTCAACAAACACAGAATCTTTCTTGTTAGTAGGGTCCATCATCTCTATAAACTGATCTTCTATTTGTTCGGCAGATTCTGGTTGGACTTCAAAAGGCCTGCCGTCTATATTTTCTTGGATAGCATCTATTACCGCTTGTTTTTCATTATGATTGGTTAGCATCTCTTGTGCTTTAGATATAGTACTACCTACTGCAGCTCCTGACCCACCTACACCAAAACCACCCGCTGCACCGGCAAAAGCAGCAGTTAAAGTATCAAGTTTTAGTTGGCTTATAGTATATTTATCATCTAAAGGAGTGCCTCCAACTCCTCCTCTAAACTTTTGAAATCCTTCAATTAAAGTTTGTCCAGCTTCTGCACCACCCTCAGCAACTGTAGATAAAGCAGTAGCCCCAATAGCTTTTCTCAATACATTACTTTTAACAGGTTCTTTAGCTTGTGCTAACGGCTTCCCAAACTCCTGTACTAGTGCTTTACGTGTGCCTTGTTTTGCAACGTTAGTAACTGCATTGAATAAAGCAGCTTCTGCTCCCACACCAACAGCAGCAAAAGGTACCGCAAGCCCTAATGATTTAACAGCAGCAACAGGATCAGTTACACCTTGTTCTGCGTAGTTACCAAAGAATGTACCGCCACCTTGTAAGTATTCTTGAGAACCAGCTCCAATAAGTCCTCCTACTTTTGCTCGTTTAGCCTGCACTGAGTTTCTATAAGTTTGATAGACAAGATCCATGACTCTGTCTTCATCTGGTGTTAGTTTTTCTTTCTTAGCAGCTTTTTCTATTGTCTTCTTTATCAGTTCTCTTACACTGCCCCTTCTAGCTAAGTTCAGTGCTACGTTTTTTCCTGCTGTAGCTCCAGCAGCAGTGGCGAGCTTACCAGCTGATCCTAAAGCTGCTACCGCAGGGATGGTTACAGGTGCTACTGCTCCAATGGCTGCTCCTGTTAAAGCAGCGGTAATTGAAGCTGCCGCTGAAGGTAGCATTTCACCAGCAAAACCAAACGCAGCGTTAGTAAAACTTTTAAAATCAGGAGCGTCTAGAAATTGATGAAACTGTTCGGCTGGGTCTACAGTTTTAGAAGCCGAAGACGCGGCTTGTGATATGGAGGCACGATGAATAGAGTTTCGTAAAGCTTCTTCGTCACCCCTTAAAGAGTTTACTAAAGCACCAAAGTATTGACGGTTTGTTTCTAAGTTGTATGCCCCAGCATCTATACCTTCTTTAAAACGGGCTACGGGGTCAAAAGTTACACCAGGCTGAAGATCACTAGAAGCAGGCGCATCAGTATACATGCCCGCCCTATCACCACTTAAATCTACGGGTTGGCGTTTAGTAAAATCTTGAACAGGGTCATAAGCCATAACATTAGTTTCTTATTTCTCGGTCCCCTTCTACAGATACCTCTTCTATAAGTATTGAAAGTTGATCAAGCGGTATACCACCGGCTGTTAGCGCATTAATAAACTCATCTTCCTCAGCTTGGAAAGCAATACCTCCTGATCTAGCTTTACCTGCTATTTTAGTTATTTTCCCACTAGCATCCGTAACTACAACTAATCTGTCTCTAAATAATTGTGCCAAACTACCAGTGTCGCCTTCATCTCTTCTAGGAAAGTCAGCAAGCCATTCTGAGATAGATCCATCTATAAGTGGTATTTCTACTCCGCTTAATCGATTAAATACAGCCTCTGCAGCTATATCTACTCTTAGGTTCATTGCGTCTCTTATATTTGCAGTTGCTTGGTCACTAGGGAACGCGTTAGCTTCAATAAGAACTCTTATCATGTCTCTTGGAGTAGGAGCGATACCTGCTTTACCACGTTCAGTTTGTCTCCAAAGTTCAAGGAAACCTTCATCCCTAATACCGCCGTAGCTATTAGTTATTTGCCTAATAGTATCCTCAAACCCAGACTCCCAGTTTGCATAAGCGCTTCGTAATGTAGAGTCAAAATCCTTATCTCTATCTTCTGGTGGAAGTTTTATCTGAGCGAAATATTTACGTGCGAGTTGACCTTTTTTCTCAAAATCGGCTGTAAATTCATTAAACTCAGTTTTTAAAGCTTCGTTTATTCTATTTTGTTCTTTTACACGGTTTAAGAAAGCGTTTGAGCTTGCAGTATCTCTAGCTTGTTGTGTTTGCATAGAGGTTGTTAAATCTTGAGCAGTAGCAGTACTAATACCTGTAGTAATAAAGTTTTCTAACCTTTTAGTTTCGTCTGCAATAGTTCTACCACCTGCAAGCTTACCATCTGGCCCAGCTAAAGCTAAGGTAATGGACAAGGCAGTTACGTACGGGCTTCTTATTTCTCCTCGTGTTACAGCATCTTTTAGATCTTCTGCATTGTTAATATTTTTTTGTTCTAAAAAGTTTCTTACATTAGTTACTTGCTCTGCGCTAAAGTTTCCTCTTTCCGCTAGAGTCCCGTCTTGTATATATCCATTCACTATATTTCGCACTTCATTAGCAGGTAAACCTACTAGCTCAGGGAAATTTGTTGCAAAATTATTGACCGTTACATCATCTCCTCCAACATCTGTTGGGTTTACAACCACTTCTTCAGCATCTTGTACTTCTGAAACTGCGCCTGCTCCCGGTATGTTTAACTTACTCCTTATAAACTCTGTAGCAGCAGCGCTATCATACGTTCCTGGTCTCTTGTTTGTGCCTCCACCTCGGCTTGCTGTGAAATCAGAGTTTTGACCACCTAGAGCTGTTACTAAATATTGAGTAACGCTTTGACCTAAACCCGCACTACCCATTCGTTCGCCTGAGATACTTTCGCCTGCTTCTAAACTATTCAAAGCTTCAAGAACTTTCTGAGCGTCTCTGCCTTTTTTAAGGGTAATACCTAAACCGTTTAGATATTCTTGTGCGGCAATATTGTCAAACGATACCCTTGGGTTTTTTGCTGAACCTCGGCTTTGTCTAAAGTCACTAGCATCTTTTATAACTAAGCCTGCTTTTCTCTCAGTTTCTGCTTTTGCTGCATCTGCAGCTACTTGTTCTTTTGATATTTTAGGAGTTCCATCAAAATTGTAGTCTCTAGCAAACTGTCTGTCCCATTCATTAAACCTTTGTGCAGGACGAGGCGTTACATTACCAGATTGTGGTTCTGGTGCTTCTCCAGTATCTATAAATTCTTTTTCTGGGGCAGGAGTAGGAGCAGGAGTAGGAGCAGGGGTAGGGGCTACAGCACTAGGCTCTGTCTGAGTCTGGTCTCCTGATGGTTGAACCGTGCCTCCACCTTTTGTGTTGCCATCCGAAGAAAGCATAGTGTCATCACCCGAACTTTCAAGTGGTTTTCTTTCTGTGCTATCAGAATACTTTTTTAAAAGCGATACTACAGTAGTAGTAGGCGTGTTAGGATCATTTATGGCTGCAACAATTTCTGCACTATCTATAACAGCTGTAGTACCATCATTTCCTGTAAATGTAATATTATTAGTGCCTACACCTTGAGCGCCAAATCCGCCTTCTGCTAATTGACCTAGACCTTGATTCTCTCTAAATGCTTGTGGGCTTATTCGTATTTGATGATACTGAGGCACTAGCTCTAAAGCAGCTCTTAACTCCTCTGAAGAAAAGGCAAGCGCATTAGTATCATCATCTAAGTCTGTGCCTTGTTCTGTTTTCACGCTAAATTGGTTGTTCTCTGTTACAACTGGTATTACGTAGGAATCTTCATCTTTTGGCACTACACCTGAGTTATCAGAAGCGGCTATTCTTTGGCTTGTTGGAGTCTCCCCTTTTACAAACAAAGGAGGAAATATTTTTTTTAAAGCTCTTTTTACAGGATTTCCTTTTTTATCCTGCGATAGAGTGGTACCAAAAAGACCAGGCATATTTAAATCTTTTGCAAGCTGTTCTTGTTGCTCTGAAGTCCCATTTTTTCCCAGCCACTGTAGGCGTTCATTCCAATCTTCTCTAACTGCGTAGTCAGAAGTGCCGTCTTCGTTCATTACTAATTTAAACAGACCAGTTTTATCATTAGTTAAACGTGCTAGAGATTTGTTTGACTCAACAGCATTTTCTTCATCTGTTATTTGTCTTCTATATTGATTGCCCGCAACAGCGGCACTACGGATGTTTTCCGTGGTAATGGCAGTGCCCATACCCTGTTTAAAAGCTGTTAAAGATTCTCTAAGTGACATAATTAAATCATAAAGGCCGCTAATAAAGCGGAACCTAATTGTCCTCCAATACCCATCATTTGTGCACTATGTTGTGCCTTTGCGTTTTTGTAAGCGTTATACCTTTGATTAGCCATAGAAGCTGCGTTGCCCATATTAGACAGAGCACTTCTATTTACCCCTTGGCCAATATTTATTAGATCTGCAAGTGTGCTTTGATTGATTTCTCTTTGTGCCAATCTAGCGTTATTAATAGCTCCTACAGTGCCTAAACTCTGTGCTCTTTGTTGCGCACGCTCTTGTTCTTGTAACTGTGCAGCACTAAGACCAGCACCACCATACCTTTCTAAGTTTCTTTGTCTAACTCCAGCAGCTATACGTGCTTGGTTGGCAGAATCTGATCTAGCTCTATCTATCAAAGAAGTGTCGTTTCTAGCTTCTAGTAGACGTTCTTCAAAAGGTCTAAAATCACGCATATACCTGTCATAATCTCTTCGTGTTATAGCAGCGTACACAGCTTCTGGGTCTGACACTTGGGGCAGATTACTTGTCTGGTATTGTGAAATTCTTCCTAAATCAGCCATTAAAATCCTGTTAAAAATTGGTTAAACGCAGTTTCAAAACCTGCGCTAAGGCCAGGTCGTCCTTCTTTTCCTTCTTCGTTAGTTCTTCCGCTAGCATCAAAAAACCCGCCACTCTCGCTAGTTGCCCTATTTTGCAAACCTTGTGCCAGCATAGTGCCACCTAATCGAAAGGCTGCAGCTTGTCGAGCCTCTCTCATGGCTTGTTTTCTTCTAGCAGACGCTAAAGTAGAAGTGTTCGCTAGTCTGGCTGCGTTTGCTAGTCCTGTAGTCGTATCAGCTTGTTGTCCTCTAGCAGTTCCTAATACCCCTACTTGTCTTTCTCTTTTGGCTTGTAATCCTTGTGCTTGAGCAGCTTGTTGTTGAGCCATGGAAGCAGAGGCTAAATCGGCTGAAGCGTCAACAGACCTAGTAGCAGCTAAACTAGGTTTAGCAGTAAGAGCTTGCATAGTATCAGCTTGAGCCCTACCTGCTACGAAATCACCATAGTTTTCTGTCTCTGCAAGATCTCGCATCTCACGCAAAAGCGGGCTATATCTTTTATCAAAGTATTCTTTATCAGCTTTAGCCACTGCAGCATTAATTTTTTCTGCCTCACTCGGCTTATAGTCTGATGCTTTCGGTTTACTACTCATATAACCTTTTTCCTATATATTCGTGTGTCTAACTCCCATCCTATCGTTTCCGTGTACGAGGCCATTTCGTGCACTCGTGATCTCGCTTCGAGATACTTACAACCGGCTTGCATAGCAAGGTCATTAAACCAGTCATTATGGGCCAACCATTCATGGCCCCCTTTTTCATAAGTATACGCTATCCATAGCAGCAATGTCTTGTCTTTTGTAAACTGATCTACTTCAACAGTCAGTACCAAAAAACCAACAGGAGAAGTGTAAAGAAACGCTCTTTCGTTTACACACTCACTGTAAACATCTTCTGGAATAAAGGTAAGAAAACTGTTTTCTCGTAAGATTTCAACTATTCCTGGTTTTATTTTGTCCCAACAACTACGTATGTCAGTAGGTTTTGGTTCTATAAACTCAGTAGTCGATCTCCCTTCCGTACTTACCATAGCGCCTCCTGGCCATTCCAATTCCTTTGTACCTAACCCTTCGTTTAACTCCTAAGTCTCCGCTTCTTGCTCTTAGCTCAGCTTGTTTAGCTTCTACGTTAAACTGAAATAAGTATTCTTGAGCAGCACCTATATCGGTCCACTCTCGGTTAGGCATTCTTAATAATCTGTATAAAGTTCCGTAAATAATTCCATCTCTGTAATCATTTGAAAAGTTAGTGTCTATATTGTTTGACGTTCTACTAGGTTTAAGGGCGACACTTATTATCAAGCCGTCTGTTTTTGTAGAAGAAGGCACTGGTACTACCCAAAAACTATCAGGTGATTTTTGTAAATAGACGTGTGGATTACCTGTTCTGTCTCTCCAATCTGGGTAGTTTAACTCTAGACTTCGTGGACTTATAGGATCCATGTCCCTACCATCGTACGTCATGTATAAAATTTGATGCACGTCTGTGCCGGTCGGCTGGTCAAACTCATACTCATACACTCCGGCTATAGTGCCAATAGTATCTAAATCATGCACATATGCTTTTGACTTTTCACACAATTCTATAGTGGCAGAACGTAAGTGTTGTTCTATCAGAGAATCTGGACACATAGGCACGTAAGGTGCCACTTCTTTTATTAGAGATGAAAAAGTTGCCATTTATTGAGCTCCTCCACCTAAAGTTGCTCCTGAAGGAGTATTTGGACTTATTAAATCGTCTGCACTTACAGAATTGCCTAAACTAGCTGTAAACAGTTGGTAGTGTGTCCCAGATCTTTGTAAGCTTCCTGCATACTCTGCATCTTTCATATAAGCACGAAATAAAACATAGTTAACAATAGCATTTGCGTAGATATCATCTACTTGGATAACATCACTACCACTAGAAAGATCTGTAGGTGCTTTTGAATACACTATCTCAACGAAAGCACTACCAGAAACTCCTGGGTAAACATAATATTTTTTTGGATCATCTTCGTCGAATACGAAGTGTTTTACCTCAGTCCCATGAGCAGCGGTCCCCGTAACTGAAGGGTCATGCCAATCAGGTTCGTGCGTATTGAGGATATCGACATTAACTAACCTAATGGACCTCTTTCCGGACGCGGTTGAAGAGGTACTTGACATGTTACGCACGACGTTAATTAAACGAAGACCACCACTGGGAAGAGATTGCTCTGTGCCTGTGGTTAAAGATACATTAGCATGAGTGGCACTAGCATCGGGTTTTAAGTTAACTATCTCCCGTTGCGCGTCGTTTACGTATCTAATTAACTCAGCTTCAGACCATCTAACATTAGCTGTATCTTGTAGAGTGTCTTCTACTCTAGTAAGTATATTTGTTAATGTTAATGTGCCTGCCATAAATCACTGTAATTTATGAACTTGCAGCTTCTAATTCTTCAATAAGTGCTGATTTCTTTTTACGTCTGTCAAGTTCAATGCCTATAGTACGTCCATATTCTTCTAGTTGTACTTTAGTCATACTATTGAAGTCAGGAGAACTTTCTTCTACTACTTCTTCTACTGCTTCTTCTACTACTTCTTCTACAACAGGTTCGTCACCTTTTTTTACTTCTGTACAACCTTGTTGTAAACAAAGCAAACCGAAATCATCTCCAACTTGTCTTGGCTCTCCGGCTTTTAAATGTATAGTTGCTCCCCAAGTGGAAGCTACTGTTTTATCTTCTGTAGATACAACCCACATAATTTACTCCTTAAAAATAGGTGGCCAAATTAGTTTGACCACCTATAAAATATATCACAATTAGTATGCGACATCTAATCTTACAACACCAAAGTCTTCG